CCCCACTGGGGGGGCAACAGAGTGAAGCAGGCCAACAAGCTTGCAACATTCTCGGTTAACCAAAAGGAGGTGTTAGTGCGAAGACGTGAACGGGGCTCCAAGCAGGAGTCGTCTATTTACTGTGGTACCGGTTGGTTGGATATCACAGTTCCCTACGGTGATGGTCCATGGGTGTATCCAACGATATACAGTTGGCCCATAACCAATCCCCCTGGGAAACCTTTGTCCACTGAGGTAACCATCGATGAATTACATCCTGGTCCTCCCTGGAAGTCCGGTGGTCCGTTCGAGAACTATAAGTTCTGGACAGATCAATGGACACCAAAGGGACACGTAGATGCCCGTTATGGGCTTTGGCGTTATGACGGGAAGCATTTGCCCGCCAAAATGCCGTCTACGTATCTAGACTACCAGTCTCTTCAAGATTTTGAAGATTCTGGAACCGGAGACGTCGAGTCGTACGGAGCCACTGGTTGGAATAAGTTTAAACCAACCAACTCTGGTGCAGATTTAGGAGTATTTCTCGGAGAAATCCGAGAGATCCCTAGAATGCTCCAGACAACAGCCTTTGGATTCCACAAGTTGTGGCAATCCATAAATCGTGGCGGTGGTCTGTTTGGTGTTTCTAAACAGATTGCCGATCACTGGCTGAACACCCAATTTGGGTGGTTGCCGTTTCTGTCCGATTTACGTAACTTTTACAAGTTGTGTAAATCCTTGGACACAAGGTTATCTCAGTTACGCCGAGATAACGGGCAGTGGATACGGCGAGGTGGCTCAGTGGTAAAGTCGGAGAGCGAAGAGACCATATACCAAAACAGTAATGTTATTGGTCTATGGCCTGCAGTAGCTACCCAACTTTACACCATCCCAAACTACGGGTTCCAGATCGTTACTCGTCGTAATGAGCAACGAGTCTGGTTCCGGGGGTCATTCCGTTACTGGATACCGGGTAATCCGGATTCCTGGGAATGGAAGGCCAGAGCTGTTTCTATGCTCTTCGGGTTAAGACCCGACCCATCCTTACTTTGGGAGTTAACACCTTGGTCCTGGCTTGTCGACTGGTGTAGTAATGTCGGAGATGTTATCTCCAATATTGCTTCAACCAGTTTAGACAGGCTGGTCGCGAAGTACGCCTACGTAATGGGCACAACGACTCAAGTAGTGACGTCGCTTGGTATGAGTTCATACTCTACCAAGGCCATTGCGGAATCCTGGACTGCCGCTTTGCAGCGAAAGTCCAGAGTGGAGGCTTCGCCTTTTGGTTTCGGTCTGACGGGAAGTGACTTCACTTCACGTCAGTGGTCCATTCTAGCCGCACTCGGATTAACTCGATTGCGGTAGTTAGAATGTACCACCCACTGGTTCGGTGCTTCCGGCTGTAGCCTTAAGCAAGCTGCTGCTAATCCGAATCCCACGCTTAAATTTCTCATGGGAGGTCAGCTATGGCTTTCTCCGATCCACAAACAGTTACTATTGACGCCGTCCCTTTTACCCTAAACCGAATTAAATCGGACGGGTATCGCTCAGAATACGCAGACTCGGATGAGTCTCTAAAGATGACAGTCAGTCATCAAGAGACAAAGACGAGGACCAGACGTATGATCCGATTGGATCAACGTGTGGTTGCTGCGGATCCCTTGACCTCGGTAAACGAGTACAAGGATCTGGGCGTGTATCTTGTTGTCGACGAACCTGAATACGGTTTCGACGACGACACGATAGACGATGTCATCCAGGGCTTTAAGGCCTGGCTTACGACTGCTAACGTACTCAAGGTGCTTGGTAATGAACATTAGTTCATTGCCTTGCTAGTCGATGGAATGTAATCCTCCAACGACAACTTGACTACGCATGGTCGGGGTCCGTAGGGATCCCGACCAGCAGAGTAAGATGGTTTCTGTTTGCCTACATTATTACTAATGTAGGGAGGAGCACGCGTAGCTGGAAGGCTACCCCCCGGTAGGAGGGAACCTTGAAAAGCCACGCAAGTGACCTAACCGAGATGGCTATCTGTATCTATGAAGATGCAGTAGCCAAGTGTGTTGGCCTATCACTCGATAACCGCGATCTGATAACAATTAGATCACGGGTCGAACACGAGGGGCTGTCGTTCCTAACGATAACCCTTCCCGAGTTGGGGAAAGACTTCGAAAGGAGTCTATCTACCAGCCAGCTAGGTCCTACCCTTTTCCGTTCATTTCGGAAGAGGGGGAAGACCCCCGCATTTCTGCGAGGTTTCTTCGACCTTGTGTTCGATGAGACAGGAGGACTACATGATGAACCGAGCATTGAAGCTGTTGAAGGTATCAGGCAAATTGCCCATGCCTTCAAGAAGCTCAAAGTTCCTTGCAGCTCGATCAGAGTTCGCAAGGCACTCGCACAGTTCGCCATGGTGGAGCACAGTTTCGAGAGGCCGATTACTCCGAGCGATAGCGAATACTTCGCTAACGTTAGTCGTGCTTTATGGTCTAATACTTTCCCTTTGCAGATTGATCTGCAATTGGATATTAGACCCAAGCATGGCCCTGGAGCAACTGGGGAAAGACTTAACGGAAACGCTAAGTATCTTAACTCAGTTTGGCACGAGCGTCTGGAACCTTACTTCCCCCTTCTAGACAATGCATTTGCTAACGTGAATGCAATGGATAGTGGGGAGTTCCAGAAGATGACGCTTGTTCCGGAGGATCAGGAGAAACCCGTAAGGGTTATTCCCGTTCCAAAGACTCTCAAAACACCTCGTATCATCGCGATAGAACCTGTGTGTATGCAATATACACAACAAGGTCTTTCCCGGTACATTGTAGATGTACTGGAGACTTCGAAGTTGACGCGAGGCCACCTGAATTTCAGGCGACAAAACGTCAATCAGAGGTTAGCGAT